AGTAGAACCAGTTGGTCCAGTGGGACCAGTTTCTCCTGTAGGACCCGTTGCACCAGTAGAACCAGTTGCGCCAGTAGGACCAGTCGCGCCGGTTTCTCCTGTAGGACCAGTTGCGCCAGTGGCGCCGGTAGAACCGGTTGCGCCGGTTGCGCCAGTAAACCCAGTTGGTCCAGTGGCGCCGGTAGAACCGGTTGCGCCGGTGGCGCCGGTTTCTCCGGTAGGACCCGTTGCACCAGTAGAACCAGTTGCGCCAGTATGTCCTGTTGCGCCAGTAGGTCCAGTAGCACCAGTATGGCCTGTTGCACCAGTATGTCCTGTTGCGCCAGTATGTCCTGTTGCGCCAGTAGGTCCAGTAGCACCAGTATGTCCTGTTGCGCCAGTAGGTCCAGTAGCACCAGTATATCCAGGTGCACCAGTAGAACCGGGTGTACCAGTAGGTCCAGTAGACCCTGTGCGTCCAGTTGCACCAGTATGTCCAGTTGCACCAGTATGTCCAGTTGCACCAGTAGGTCCAGTTGCACCAGTAGAACCGGGTGTACCAGTAGAACCGGGTGTACCAGTAGGTCCAGTAGCACCAGTAAGTCCAGTAGCACCAGTAGAACCGGTAGCGCCAGTTGCGCCTGTAGCACCGGTAAACCCAACTGAACCAGTAGGTCCAGTAGACCCAACTGCGCCAGTTACACCTGTATATCCAACGGAACCAGTAGGTCCAGTAGACCCAACTGCGCCAGTTACACCTGTATATCCAACGGAACCAGTAGGTCCAGTATACCCAGCTGCACCAGTAGCACCAGTTGCACCAGTTGCTCCAGTTCGACCAGTAGCACCGGTAGCGCCAGTTCGACCAGTAGCACCAGTAGCACCAGTAGCACCAGTAGCACCAGTAGCACCAGTAGCACCATTAGCGCCAGTAGCGCCATTAGCGCCAGTAGCACCATTAGCGCCAGTAGCACCATTAGCGCCAGTAGCGCCAGTAGCACCATTAGCGCCAGTAGCACCAGTAGCGCCATTAGCGCCATTAGAACCATTAGCACCAGTAGGTCCAGTGGAACCAGTAGACCCAGCTGTATTTTTAGGTCCAGTAGCTCCAGTTGGACCTACGCCAAAGGGTTCACCCGCCCTGTAAATGTTTACAAAAGCAGCTAAAACCGCCGCATCAGTATTGTTGCTATATCTGTCAGCGACAGTTGTTCTATTATGTCTGTTGCCCCACATGGTTATAAAATAGTTGTATATAATTTTATTCAAGTAATGAATTAATGTCTAAATGTGTGGTGTGATGCCCAGGGGCATCACGTTCCATACATTTAGCATGATGCTGAACGTAGTGGTTAAAAAAAACCACTACGACCATACATTAATTTTTTACAATACAATAATGCAATATAATTAATGACTAGCTGTGTGGCGTGATGCCCAGGGGCATCACTTTCCATACATCTAACATCATGCTGGTTATATGGATTTTTAATGTCTGGTTGGGTGGACTGATACCCAGGGGCATTATAGTCCATACAACCGGCATGATGCTGACCATATGTATTTTTAATCCATACGACTAGACATTAATGTCTGGTTGAGTGGACTGATGCCCAGGGGCATCATAGTCCATACAACCAGCATCATGCTGACCATATGGATTTTTAATCCATACGACTAGACATTAATATGTGTAATAATGAATATGTTTAGCAGTATAATCGAAATGATTATAGTGAGACAATAAAATATAGACAAAATATATAAACATTGCCATGCCGTATACTATGAGAAAAGTGCCAAATAAAAAATGCTATAGAGTTAGCAAAAAATATTCCAAAAAAAATAAAGGAACACGCAAAGTCTTTTCTAAATGTTCTACACGAGAAAATGCTATAAAGCAAATGCGTTTACTGAGGGCGTTAGAATATAATAAAAAGTTTACTTTGCGGCGAAGGAATACATAATGACTGACCGTATGGATTTTTAATCCATACGGTCAGGCATCAATAACAAATACTACTAAAATCAATATAAAAGCAATAATGCATAAAACGCATAGAATGTTAGTAGAAATAAACCGAAAAAAATACTGTGTGAATAGCAATGAGTTCAATACTATTTTGGGTAATAAATATAGTAATTTATCCATATATGAAGGCGTGGGCGAAATGGAGCGACTATGTTCTCTATTGGGAGAACTGACAATGCAAATCAATAAAAATATAGTGATATATAATCCAACCCATGGAGGTTATATACCCATAAATATAGTAAATAAATATGACACTATTTATTTATTGTGTGTTTCTTCAGAACATACAGAGAACATTGAAAAAAATATTCAGTCACATAATGTGAAAAACATTAAATGGGAATTGGATACTGTATCAGGCGGATGCGTAGTATATGCAGATAAAATAGAGGATATAGATATGGATTTTATGGCAACCCATCATCCAATCATTGTGGCCCCGTATAGTCCAACTATTGTGGAAAACGGTATATTTGCAAAGGTATTCGAATTATCTAATACAAAGTTCGCGGTGTATGTTCCATATGACTATATCGCTCTTTTTTATGAGAACCTTTCCTATTATATAAAAAATGAAGAAAAAGGCGAAGTTCTCGAATACGACAATTTAATACATCTATGTATTATGGTGAAAAATGGCGGAGAACAATTTGAACAAATGTTGCAATCGAATATGCATTTAATAGACCGATGGACTATTTTGGATACAGGTAGCACCGATAATACAGTAGATGTAATTAAGAGAACTTTGGTAGGCAAAAAGAAGGGACAGTTATTTGAAGAACCATTTATTAATTTCCGCGATAGTCGCAATAGATTATTGGAATTGGCTGGGGGAACATGTAAGTATACCCTGATGTTGGATGATACATATGTAGTCATGGGCGATTTACGCGGATTTTTGAATGAAGTTCGAGGAGACCAGGCATCTGATTCGTTTACGATTTTCATAAAAGGAGATGATATGGAATATGGGTCAAACCGCATTCTAAAAACGGACCGGCAGTTCAAATATTTATATAGAATACACGAAATTGTTCAATTCAAAAATAATATGAATATGTTGATACCGATTGAATATACTCACATTATGGACAAACAGTTTAGTTATATGGAAGAGAGAACCCTAGCTCGGAAACAACTCGATATCCGATTATTACAAGAAGAAATAGATGAGGACCCGAACAATCCCAGGGCGTATTATTATATGGCGCAAACCTATAATATCATTGAGAATTATGAAAAATCTTTTGCCTATTTTATGGAAAGGGCAAACCACCCGGTGGATGGATTTATGCAAGAGAAGATTGATGCTATTTTTGAAGCTGCGCGATGTGCCAATTTCAAATTGAATAAACCATGGGCAGAATGTGAAGCCCTATATAAGCGTGCATATGAATTAGATAAAAACCGTCCCGATAGCGTGTACTTTTTGGGAATACATTATTTTAATGAAGGAGATAGAAAAACTGCATATGAGTATTTCAAATTGGCTGCCGAAATTGGGTATCCTACGCATTGCCAATATAGTTTGAAACCCACACTCAGTTTTCATTTTTTGCCCAAGTATTTGGCGCAATTATGTTATGAGTTTAAAAACTATGTATTGGGAGAACAATGTACCCGATTATTTTTGGAGAAAAATGTACCAAATGCCGACCAGTATTCCATTATGGCATCATGGTATGCTATTTTTGTAAAATTAAATCAAATGAATATACCACTAGATATAAAGCGGGAAAATACAAACAAGCCTATTTTATGTTTTGTAGCAGACGGTGGGTTTGCACCGTGGACTGGCACAGATATTTTGACAAAAGGCGTTGGGGGGTCGGAAACATACATTATTGAAATGGCCAGATATATACAAAAACAGGGACAATACAATGTTCTCGTATTTTGCAATTGTATAGAACAAACTATGTTTGAAGGTGTAGAATATATTCCTATAATCCAATTTATGCCATTTGCAAAAACCCAGTTTATTCATCAGTGTATTATCAGCAGGTTCTCCGAATATATTCCAGTAGCTATAGATGGAAATGTGGAGAACATATACGTGGTATTGCACGATTTAACCCCATCAGGTGTTGTTATACCACTCTCCAATAAATTGAAACAAATCTTTTGCTTGAGTGAATGGCATGTGGAGTATTTCACCCAGGGTTTCCCGCATTTTAAAGACATAACGGTTCCATTTTATTACGGTATTGATATTGAGCGATTTAATGACTGGTCGTATGGATTAAAAATCCATACGGACCAGCATGATGCTAGATGTATGGAACGTTATGCCCAGGGGCATCACACCACACAGCTAGACATTAACAATGAGCGGGTTATTGAAACCGAAGAAGGAGATATGCCCAAATCCAACATATATATGTCTGTAGTAGAAAGTTCTCCCAAAATACCTTATAAGTTTATTTATTCGTCGTATCCAAACCGAGGATTATATGAATTATTGCAACTATGGCCAGCAATTGTGGAAAAATACCCGGAGGCAACCCTCCATATCTATTCGGATGTAAACGGGTCATGGGTAAACAAAGTGGAACCAGTATTGATGCAAAAAATAAGAGACTTATATAGCAAATATGAGAACCTACCCGGGGGTCTCCATATCTATGTATATGGGTGGGTAAACAAAGAAACTTTGGCAGAGGCATGGAAAACCTCGGAATATTGGTTCTATCCATGTACATTTATGGAAACATTTTGTTTAACTGCACTAGAAGCCGCATTGTCCAAAACATTGGCTATTACAAACGGATTGGCTGCATTGCGAAACACTGTTGGAAATAGAGGTATTTGTATTGAAGGAGATGCAAGTTCTCAAGAATGGAAGGACCGGTCATTGACCGAATTGTTTTCTATAATGGAAAATAGAGAACATAGAGAAGATTTAGTGGAGAAAAACTACGAGTGGGCAAAAACCATGTCTTGGGAGAACCAGGCATATAAACTCATGGACCAGTATATAAATAAATATAATCTGGAATACAGAGGAATGTATAACTGGATGCATGATTTACCGAAAGGAACCAATGCAAAAATGCGGTTTGAAAAAGCAATAGAATATTATTTAGAGAGAAACGCAAAAGAAACACAACATTGGGTATTGGAAGTAGGCGTGTATGCAGGCACATCATTGATAGAAATAGTCCGAAAAATACCCAATTCATTTGGATTGGGTGTAGACAGATGGGAGAACTATAATGAAGAGAACATTGATATATTGCAAAATATAGAGCAAAATGGCATCGAAAATGTATTTTATAGAAATATTAGGACCGCTGGGTTGGAAGACCGTATTAAAGGTATAAAGGGTCAATCTGCAGATATATTATTGGAATTAATTAGGAATGATATGAGTTATGATTTTATTTATGTGGATGGAAGCCATAGGTGCTTAGACGTGTATTTGGACCTGTATTTGGCCTGGCAACTGTTGAGAAAAGGAGGCGTTATGGCAATAGATGACTATACGTATCACATAGATAAGGTAAGCGAACTTCCGTATGAGTATCCGTATGAAGCAGTCAACTATTTTTTGTCTATCTACAAGGGTAAATATAAATTGATTGATATGGATTATCGCGTGTTTTTAGAGAAACTTTAATGTCTGTCCGTATGGATTTATGTCCCCCCTGGGCATCATAGTCCATACAACCAGCACGACCAGACATTATATTATAATTGTAAACATAATATAAAACAGTATATGTATATAGTATATGAAAATATGGAAGAAAATATTGTTATTAAGAACTTCCATAGTATAGATAATATGGAAACGGTGCGGATACAAATGGATGAAATAGATACACATTTTACGCAAAAATTGGAAGATGATTTATACAAAATACGAGAACAATTGTATGATACATATGAAAATGCGGTTGCTCTACCTTTGCAGAATACATATAGAGGAAGCGATAGCCCATTGACCATGTCAAGTAATAGCGATGAAGATAGTAATAACTATAGTATCCAGAAAATAAATCTGAATGAAATATCGGTTTTAGACGTATTAATTGCCTATTTTAGATGTCAAAAGTACATTTACGAACAGGCAAATGTAATAACACAATGTAAACATAATGCCATATGTGGTGTTACAATAACTATATCATCTAGTATTTGTATATTCATTGCCTTTTTAGAACCATATCAATGGAGAACCATCCTTATTATTATTTTGAACGCAATTATTTCCATACTATTGGCCATATCAAAACATTTGAAATTAGAACAAAATGCGGGATTGTATTTGTATTTATCTTGGCAATATGAATTAATGTCTGATAGTATCAAACAAAAACCGAGTAGTATGCCCAAATTGAGAGAACTTGAAAATAGAATGATAGAAATGCGCGATATACCGAATATTATTATTCCACAAAGTATCCAGGTTCTCTATCCAGTTGCATCCAATATAAATATTTTTTCCTTTATTAAAAAAGTAAACGCGCGTAATTTATATGTCACTGAAGAATTGAATAAAACAAAATGTGAAATAGGGTATATTTTGAAAAAATACAAAGACAATATGGGTTCACGAGAGAAAAATAGATTACATTATTTAATAGATTTAAAGGAGAACTTGAAAAAAGAATTGAAATTAGTGCAAACTGCGTATTTATATATGGAGGAGATATTTACTAGGGAAATAAACAAGGCGGATTACTATAGACAAAACTACATGCAAATATTTTTCACCAGTAATACGGATTTTGCTGTAAATCATGACCGGTGTAATACATTTGTGGATGAGTATATTTCTTTTATTTTACCGAAAAAATAAAAAAAAGAACTTTTTGTCTGACCATATGGATTTTCAATCCACTCAACCAGTCATTAATCCATATGACTAGCCATCAACTTTACGAGAGATGAATCCAATCCATTACTCGTTTCTTTTACACCCTGTTTTGTATATTTTACGCAAATCCAATACCAAGGCATACTATGAACTATTTTTATAGATTTGTTCTCCGAAAGCAAAGAATAGATACGGTGGGATTGAGGAGAACTCAAATCCCATGAAATGCGAATAATAATACGTTTGAACTGATTGCTATGTTGCAATGGTATTTCGTGTAATGTCTCAATTGTACCAATATTCATTTTTTCAATAATCTGTATTATATATTCACGTGTAATATTGGTGGGTAATCTAGGAATACATAGAATTGGTGATTGCATAATTGGTGATTTATATGTATATACTAGTTATAATATACTTATTTTATACTTTCAATTTTGTGGTATATATAAAATTGAAAGTAAGGATATAACAAAATTGGGTGATATAACATCCAACAATTAGAAAAAATGGGAAAGCGTAAGCAAAAATCACCTAAAACCGCAGAAGAATTGGAATGCGAGTTTCGTCGCAAAATATTTTTGAAAGAAATAAAAGAATATCAAAACACATTAAAACACCATATAATGACTTCGCGATTTAATAACCAGACATTGACGGAGAACCGCAACTTTCTGCAAAAAACGAATGCAATAAAATGTGTTTATTGTTGCCCGGACCCTATTGCGAAACATATTCCGTTGGATTCCATAATGTTTGTATTGGAGATGAATAATGACACAAACCAGATTGCGGGTATTGGATTGGTAAAGAACCATGCATTTATGCACAAATACAATGTGTATACAGAACGTAGCTATAATAGGTATATTTATTATGGTAAACATCATATTGCACGGGAAAACATGACAGAAGAGGAGGACCGAATTATGAAAGTATTTGACATTTTATGTTTTACTGGAAATAAACATATGAAACGCGGACAAGGAGTAAAATCATTTCCTATAGAAACACTGTTTAAATGTAAAAATACGGTTGATTTGGTGAAGTTCATTACTGAAATGTTCAAAGTGCGAATGCAAAAAGAGGAGAAATAGATAATTATTAATAGGCTCCGTTAAAATATAAATAATATGTATAAATTATATTATGTTGAGTGTAAAAGCAGGCGAAGATATATACAATGTTGATAAATATACCGATATGGAATTATATCATATTTTGGATTTGTCTAATCCTAGTGATAGAGAACTCGAAGCCCGATTGTTCCATTTAATTAAAAAATATAGAACAATGGACAATGAATCCGGAAATAAATTGGCCAAGTTTTTCGAAGATATTTATGAACGTTTTTTTGAAATAGAAGAGGCATTTCAAGAAGCGGTAGATACAGGTGACCAATCACTTACTATAACAGCAGCACCTGGTGCGGCGGCAGGGGCTGCAGACCCTCAAGCAAAATCGGCATCTACTGCCGTCTCACAATTAGATTATTCGAAGGATTTTATGAACCCATTATTGAAACAAACCATTACTCGGGTTATTAGTATTGATAGTCAATTCAGAAATAATAAAAAAACCACATTGTCTACTAATTTTTCATTCAATTTATCGGATACATTGCGAGACGTTGTTTCTATGCGTATGAACTCTATACATATACCTAAAACATGGTATACTGTTAGTAAAAGTTATGGGTCCAATTTTTTATATATCAAAGGAAATAGTCCAGGAGTGAATGATGGATTACATGACTATCAAATAGCCATCCCGGCTGGAAATTACAATCAGGCGGATATAATCGCAGAAGTAAATAATAGTATAGAGAAATTGAAACTGAATAACACCGACGTCAATTTTGGAAATACCACGATTTCCTATAATACAAATACATGTAAAGCCACCTTTACGATTTTTGTAAAAAGCATATACAACGAGACAGATTATAATCTCAACTTTGACTATTTTACTTATCCAAAAGATAGTGACGCAAATGGAGTGTATAACTCTATACCTGCGCTACTCGGTTTCAATGACCAAAACTTTCATTTAGGAACTGTGCATTCAGTAAAAGACCTTTCAGGAACTGGTCATCCGACAACAGATATTTCCTCAAATGGTACATATCTAGGGTATACCGATAACTCAGACATGTTTTATCTAACTAGTTACAACAATCATTTCCATGTTATTAATTATGATGGATATTACGGCAACAACTGGATAACATACGGGGATGCATCATTCAATGATGCTAGTTATAACTCCATAAAAATTACATCGTCTTTGAAAACAGACATGTCCTACTCTAGATTAGAATTAGTAACTGATTTTAGCGCGCAAATACATAAATCCGCATATTTATCGAAAAATATTTGCGGAATACAGAGGTTTTATGTGGACAATGTAGACCATGTTTCTTATAATTATAGTTTTTTTAATTTCAAATTGAACTTGAATAAAAAAACGACAACCAATGCAGTAAACCAAAAAACGGTAATGTTGGTAGTGAATGACCCCGTTGTATGGGTTGGACCTACATCATGTTTTCATTTAGATTTATCAGTCAATGAAATATCTACGATTAAAGCATCCAGTGAATATAGTAGGTCAGATTATACGGTAGGCAATAATGTATATTTTATTGCAGAATGCGACGCATCCGGCTATTACCATAGTATAGGGGTAAATAGAGACTTTTCAATGAATGATGTTACAGTGAACATAACTCCAGGTAATTATATTTTATCGGATTACTTGAATGAAATTAATTTTGCTATACGGAGGGCAGATATATCAAATAACCATATTTTCGACCCGCTATATAATCCAACTTCTGTGGTTTCAAACATAACAGGGTTCTCTATTAACAATAGTTCGGGATATAATTTGCGCATGAGATATTACATGAAAAAAGAGTTTACAGTAGATGCATATGTAATACGTATTGCAAGTACAGACTTTTTTTCCACCAGTTTGGCATTCAATTCTCAAACTTATACAAACTACGATATATCCTATAATACTCGCGGTATTTGCGATATTAGTGGAAGTACAGTTCAGAGCGTAGGTAGCAATTATTCCCTTATAAAGAACGATATATTATTTACCATTGGGCCGAACAAAACTAGGGCTACTCCGTTTGGAAATAACTATGCCGACCCATACGTAGTCAGATATACTGGCAATACGATAAATGGGTTGAATGTAGAAGAAGTTAAAAATATCCTGAACGATACAATCCAGCAATTTTATGACCCCATATTAGACGGGTTTCCATTGAAAACGGTTAGTATAGACTACATGATTAAACCGGGCGTAATTACATATGTAACCTGGAATATCGACCTTAGTGGAATAGTCAGTATGTTGCGGGCCACCAATTATAGAATAGCTTTTTTTGACACCGCAATGTCATGGAGTGAGTTTTTGTTTTTAGATACGTCATATAATTTGGCAAATTATCCAATAGAATATTCCAGCGTATTTGATGCATCTTATTCGGATGTATTGGAAACTACGAAGATATACAAAAATCTGCTGACAGTGAAAGAGGGTATAAATGATACCATAACATTGCAAGCCAATAGTTCCGGATTAATTGATGTAAATGGAAGTAATGCCAATGACTGGACTATAACAGTACCTCCGGGGGATTATTCCGCGCAGAAAATGGTAGATACATTGAACCAATTATGCAGCGTTTCTCCGCAGTGGGTTGGTTCTAGATTGTATTATAGGGATAATCACATATATTTTAGTGTCAATTCAGGCAAGGTGTTCAATACAAATGACTATAAACTAGTGTTTTATGACCCATATAGTTTTGTAAGATGTTTTGTCGGGGCAAGTAGTGTGAGAAACACTAGTTGGGATACCACAATAGGATGGATATTGGGATTTAGAGAACTCACTGAATATATATTGTCTCCTACGTATGTAACTCCAGATGTAAATGATGCGAGTATAACATATTATGGAGATACACTTTCGTTGTATACATATGACACAAGTAATAATATAGTAAAAATCGTAGGCGATACAACTGTATCTGTCAACTTGTATAATTATTTTATGATTGTATTAGATGACTATACACAGAACCATTTGAATGATGGATTGGTTACTATTACACCATCGGAAAATAATACTACTGTATCATCTTATGTAAATAAGTCTACTGTGCAATGTGATCCAGTGACAGGGAAAAAGATTTTTACGGGTGCGAAAGTGGGTAGCAATAATCAAACTACTGCAAATCAAATATATGCCGCTAACCAGGTTCTCAATGCGAAAGTTGCAACTGCGAAATTGTATTCACCTGGGCCATTTATACAAGATATTTTCGCATTGCTTCCATTGAATACCTCGAGTCTATCTCCAGGATCAGTGTATATAGACAATGGCAGTGGTCTGGCCAAACAAAGTCGTATGTATTTTGGTCCGGTAAATATATCCCGAATGACCATAAAACTGATAAATGACCGAGGTGATGTAGTGGATTTGAATGGGTCAGATTGGTCGTGTTCATTGGAATGTGACCAGTTGTATCAACAAAAATCATTATAATGTCTGACC